TGACTCCGTCTCCACCCTCGGGCTATACTGGATACATCACCGAGGGAGAGGCCCTCGGGATGGCTCGAAAGGATCTTCATGTCTCACATATCCGACGCCATTCAAGGCGTGTGCACTGCCCTCGATCATTGCTACGCCGCCTATAGCGATGGTCGCCTTGTCTCTACTAGCGTCCGCCAGCCGATGAGCACTGCTGCGGTTGTGGATTTCTCGATCACGGCCAGAGGTTTCGAGGTATATGGCTCGCTGGCCGTCGTGGTTGATATTGTTGACTGGTCTGGAATCTGCTTCATCACCGACCTCTCGGGGCGATCGAGGCGCTGGCTGGAGCACGGTCCGATCAACATCGAAGTTTCCGAGGTCGCGTGGGAGCTCGCCTCTGCGTGCCTCAGTGTCGACTGCTTCAGCTTCGCCATTCCACCGACGGAGTCGACGACCCTCGGCTTCCTTTTCGACCTGGAGGCCCGCTGATGTGGATCGCCTACTCTCCGCGCGTCGATAGCGCCGGCGGCGCCGTTGCCGAGCTGCCCAGTCTCGCTCAAAATCTTTTTGAAGACCTGGAACGGTATGCCATCCGAGCCGAGCCTTCCTGGCGGCCTGACGTCATCACCGTCTCCAAGCCCCGCGTCGGTATCGAGGTTGCGTACGTCGATCGCTATGGCATAACCTGCCCCCTCGCCCTCCTCCTGGTCACCCCCCCCGAGGAGGGGCCTAGCGAACCCGAAGGGCTGTGGTGGCTGCGGGCAATCCCCTATCCGGTAAGAGAGGGCGATTCGGCCTATAAGATGCTGGTCAGGTCGGCGGCCGGCTGGCTCAGGGGAAGGCCCTATATTGTCAGCTCTTGACTGCCTCCGCTTCTGCCGCCGCCACCCGAACCCCCCGTGGCCGTCGCTGCAGCGCGTCGCCTTGGCGGGATTACTATTCGTCGGCTGTCCGCCGACGGCCGCACCGGCTTCGCGGCCGCGAAATTCGCTGCGACCCATCAATCCTAAGGAGAGCACTCATGACATCCGCTAACGTCACGATCCAGGGCTTCCTCGGCGCCGTGCCGGAGGTCCGCTACACGGCGGACGGCCTGGCCGTCGCCAATCTCTCGATCGCCCACACACCTCGTAAACGCGACCCACAGTCGGACGAGTGGACGGACGCCGGTCCGACCCTCTGGGTGGTCGCCTCCGTGTGGGGCGCCGTCGCCGAGGCGGTCGCCGACACCTCCCAGAAGGGGGATCTTGTGACCGTCTCTGGCCAGCTGGCTCTGGACGAGTGGACGGACGCCGACGGCGTCGTGCGCACCGACCTGGTCATTCGGTCGGCGACCTATCTCGGAACGACCCCCCGCCAGAAGGGGGCGCCGGCGAAGCCGGCCCGGACGCCCGCGAGACGCCGGCGGCCGTAACGTAAAACACTCGCGCGGGGCGGCTTCGGCCGCCCCGCTTCGATTAGGATGGGATCATGGCTAAGACGAAAGCTTCGTGGCAGAAGGACGCGGCGCTGGCTCGGCGCCGGGCAATGCAGAAGCTCAACCGGCTGAAAAAGCAGGGCGTGGATCTGCGCGGCACCGAATACCATCCGGACCCGTCGTCGCTGGACGACATCCGCGGCATGTCGGTGAAGGAATTGAAGGTTTTTATTAATCGGATGCAGGCGTTCACCTCGCGTGGCGTGCAATTCTACGGCACTCAGAGGGGGGATGTGATTTCGAAGACGGACATGGACATCCTCCGGAACCGCCAGCGGCGCCTGAACGAACGCGCCGCCCGTCAGCGTAGGAAATTTGCCCGCTACGTCGACCCGTCGAGCGGCATGTCGCTGCAGCAAATGTTCACGGAGAAGGAGACCCGCAAGGGGCGGGCGCCCCGCTATATCGGAGTCCCGGGCGTCGACTCCGACCCGATCGCCTCCCGCAACCGCGGCATCAAACAGTATGCCTCGAAAAAGGCTTTCGACAAGCACATGGCTCGCCTGGACTTTCTCCTGTCGGCGGAGGGCCGCAAATATCAGCAAGACAAGGCGTGGAAAAGCTTCGCGGCGATGACGGCCGAGCTTGGAGAGGAAGGCGAACGCATCCGCAAGCAAATGGAAGCGAAAATCGCCCAAAAGGGCAAGGGGATGGCGGCTTTCATGGTGTTGTGGCGCGACTCCACGCTTGCCCAGAATCTCCGCAACGCCTACAAGCTCACGAAACTCGATTTCTCGCGTGTCCAAATGGGGGAGAACAATCCTAATACGGGTCGAAATGGGGGGAGGCATAAGAATGTTTTCAAAGCGATCGAACAAACAATTGGAGCGATCTGACGTCTGCGTCCTGTGGGTGGAGACCGCCTACGACGGTGAGCGCGCCTCGATAGCCTCCGTCCACCTCATGGGCCTCGACGGCGAAAATTACGTTTCACGTGAAACGTTTGTCGACGCCGAAGCCGATCTTGCCGCCTATCGGGTCGCCTATACGTGGGACATGGACCTGGTCGGCCCCTGCATCGTCGCCGACTACATCGAGCGCGGCGTCACCTGGTCTCCCGACTACCGGCGCCCCGCCGACCGCCTCTCCGGACTGTACACGGGCGACGGCCAGTTCTTCTCGCTCAATATTCCTGCAGCGCCGGGCCGGTCGGTGTCGATCCGCGGCGTCGAGGCCCTCTTGCCGCTGGATTTCGACGCCCTGGCGGAGACTCTCCATCCCCAGTGGGTGACGGACCTCGCCCTGGACGTCCCCTGGCCGCGCGTCTATCTCGACGTGCTCGCCGCCGCCGTCCTTTTCGACGACGCCTGGTCGTCACGGAAAATGACTCAGGCTTCCCGCGCTTTCGCGAGGCTGCGCGAGGCGGTCGCCGACTTCGACGGGCTCTACCCGGCGCCTACGGGCGTCCCCGAGTCGGAGATGCTCCGCGCCGCCTACCTGCCCGGTCTGTGCAATCTTGGCCCAGAGGCTAGGCCCTTCGTCGAGACGGGCGCCGGGTCCTCATGGGACGTCAACTCCCTCTACCCGTCGATCATGGCGGGCGAGCGTCTGCCGATCGGGCGCCCCTACTACCACGAGGGAGCGCCGGAGGACATGGAGGGTCTCTGGATCGCGAACGTCGTCTGCGAGGGACGTCTCGGGTGGGGCGTACCGTGTTTCTTCCAGAAAACCGAGTGCGGTACGAAGGTGTGGGATGATGATGTCTCCACGTCGTGCTGGATCACGTCCGTCGACTACGAATATCTGATGACGTACTACGACTTCGATGTGTGGTGCTGGAACTCGTGTTTCGAGTACGAGGGCTCGACGGGGGACCTGGCGCCGTACATCGAACCTCTGTACGAGATGAAGTCCCACTCGGACCCGGCGATGCGCCTCGTCGCCAAACAGGCCCTAAATACGGTGTACGGGAAATTTGCGACGCGGACGCTCATGGTAGAGCAGGGTCTCGGCTACGAGCTCGTCGACTCGCGCGAAGACGACGGCCCGTCGTTCGTGCACTCGGACGAGGTCCTGAAACCTTTCAAGATCAGCCAGCGCTACGTCAACAGCGCCTATCCCGCCCTGGCCGCGTTCGTGACCGCCTACGGACGCCGGGAGCTCGTGCGTGTCGCCAACGCGAATTTTGATCGCCTGCTCTACTACGACACGGACTCGGTCATTCTCCTGGGGGACGAGCCGCCGCGCGGCGCCGACGTCGGAGGGGCTATGGGCCAGTGGTCTCGGCGCGACTCGTTCGGCAGGGCGAAATTCGTCGGGCCCAAGCAGTACTACCTGGACTCCGGGGGCGGGTCGACGGCCGTCATGGCGGGGCTCTCCGGCGACCTGGCGCCGCTGGTCCGCTACGAGGACGTCCGGCCCTACGCCGTGCTAGAGAATCGCGTCTGCAGGATGGTGCCTGGGGGCGCCGCCTATGTCCGCGAGACCTACACACTCAAAGATTGGTCAAAGATGGCGGCGGTGTGATATACTGCGCACATGATGCCCCTCCCGTGCGCGCCGGCGATGGGCGCGCGGAGAGCCCCGGGTGAGACCGGCCGCAGCCCTGATCCCGTGGCTGGGTGCCGTCCGGCGCCGGGGGGCGGCATCCCCCACTATCGATCGGAGGACATGCATGGCAGATACGCCCGAAGAGGACGTTTCACGTGAAACTGAACCGGACGAGGCGCCGGCCCCTGAAGAGATGGATGAGTCGGACGTCGTGGAGGCGGAGTCCGACGCCATCGACGCCGACCTGACGGAGATGATCTCCGAGGTGCGGCAGATCGCCGAGGAGGCGCTCGCCCAGTGCACGGAGCTGCGCGCGATCATCGAGCACTCCGTGATCGACGAGGCGCCCGAGACGTCGGTCGCCGACGTCGACCCTGAATCCCTGACACTCGAAGACATCATCGCGGAGGACTAATACATGCCTGTGCCCAACATCCCGTCCCTGAAGCCGGGAGTCTCCAATGGCGAACTTCTGCAGGTCGCCATCAACGGTGCCAACATCGGCTATAAGGCAAGGATCCCGTCGCCGACTCAGGCTGGCGTGGAGACGACGGTCCGCTACCTGGACCAGCACCGCCAGCTGTGGAACCCCATCTACACGGCGCTTATGACGCAGATCGGCACGATCGTCGCCCGCCACAACTCGTGGACGAACCCCCTCGCGCGTTTCAAGCGCGGCCTCATCGAATACGGCAACGGCATCGAAGAGTATCAGACAGGCCTGATCCGCGCCAAAGCCTACGATCCGAACCGGAGCTTCGGCGAGAAAATGGCTTTCGGCACGCACAGGGTGCCGATTGACGTCTCCTTCCATGAGAAGAACCGGATGGACGTCTATCCGGTCTCTGTGGAGCGTGCCGTCATCAAAAGTGCTTTCCTCGGCGAAGGCGACATGTCCGGGCTCATCTCGGACATCATGGCCGCCCCGAGCGAGTCGGACAAGTGGGACGAATTCCTTCTCATGTCGCGGCTTTTCACCGAGTATGAGCGTCGCGGTGGCTTCTACCACGCGCACATCCCCGACATCTCGGCACAGGACGTCCCCGACCGTGACGTCAGGCTGGCGCTGCGCAAGATGCGCGCCATGGCCGGGAACTTGAAGTTCCGGTCCCCCTACTACAATGCGGCACATTTCCCGATCGCCGCCAAGCCGGACAACCTCGTGATGTTCATCACGCCCGAGGCGAACGCCGCGCTCGACGTCGAGGGGCTCGCGGCGCTTTTCAACGTCAGCTACGCCGAGGTGCCCTACCACATCATCGAGGTGCCCGCCGAATATTTCCCTCAGGGCGGATGCCAGGCGATCCTCGTCGACAGTGACTTTTTCGTCGTGGCGGACACCCTCCTAGAAAATCTCAATTTTCAGGACCCGACGGAGCCGAGCCAGGAAAACATTTTCCTGCACCACCACGAAATCATCAGCTGCAGCCGATTCGTGCCGGCGATCATGTTTTGGACCGGTGGCGAAACCGAGCGCGTCCTCGCCAAAGATCCCGTCACGGCCATCACCGCCATCAAGGCATACGGTGAAGGTGCGAAGGAGGTCCAGGGGCAGGATATGGTGCGCGGCGGCAACTACCAGCTGGAGGCTACCTGCACCGGCGGTGGCACCGATCCGGACATCAACTGGTCGGTGCGCGGCACCGACTCGCGCACACAGGTCTCTCAGGCTGGCGTTCTCTCGATCGGCCCGCGCGAGCTCGGCCCGATCACTGTCACTGCGGAGGCGGACGGCGCCAAGCTGGAGGCTGGGCTCACCGGCATCGGCGGCCCGAGCTTCCCGGAGTGGCCGGCGACAAAGTCTGAGCTGAAGGGGATTGACGTCTTGGGGCGCCGGGTGGCGAAATTCGTCGAGGCGACGAAGGAGTACACGGTCACTCGCTCCCGCAAGGCCCTCCTGGCGGAGGACGGTGCCGAAAGCCAGGTTTACCCGGTCGGCGTCAACGTCTACTCGACGGCGGTGTCGATCGCCAAGGGCGAGGCCGGCTTTGTGGTGAAACTCACCATCGCCGGCCTTGACGGCTATAACTACGGCGAATATACTGTAAACGTCGTCTAAGAGTGGCGACGATGCGGAGTGAGGCGCCGGCCTGAGCAACCGGCGCTGGAGCGAGTACTCGCCGACGGCCCCGGGGTTTTCGATCCGCCCCGGGGCCGTTCCTATAGGAGGTGACGATATGCCGCAGTGGGCAGGCTGGGGCCCCGGCAGCGAGGTACTCCTCGCCCGCGTCGACTATGACGCGCAGTATCGAAACATTGTTAAATGGCAGAATTTCAAGCAAATCGACGCCTACATGCGCCGTAAGGGCGGGAAATCGCTCACCATCAATAAATTCACCCCCCTCACGCAACAGCAAACAGTGAGGCTGGATATCCCCTGGCCGCAAGCGATGCAATTCAACTATATCAGAGTGCGCGACCCGAAACTCTCCAACCTCCACGAGCGAGACGATGACGTCCGCGTCTACTATTATTTCATCAATGATATCGTCCAGGTGGCGCCTGACACGATCGAGCTCGCCCTACAGCTGGACGTATGGACAACATATTGCTGGAACGTCCGGCTGCGCACCGCCTACGTCGAGCGCGGGCATTTACCTGTCGCCGCCACGTGGCGCGGCCGCAATCACGACGTCCTCAGGGAGGTGGAGGGGCTCGATCTCGGCGCCGACTATATGGTGTGGAAAACCGAGCGCTACAACCTTGCAACCCTTGAGGATTGCGGCGTCATGGTCATCGCCGGCACCGATTTCACAGGAAATCCTGGTACTACGCAGAACCCCCACCTGGACACCGCCAAAGGATCGGGATTCGAGGGGCTGCCGAACGGGGCCGATATTATCGTTTTCCGTTCAGTTGCCGCTTTCGAGGTTTTCGCGACGTCATGCAGCCTCTATCCGTGGGTGGCACAGGGCATCCAGGCGATCCAAATCATGCCGTGGGGGGAGGGTGAAAAGCAACATCCGTTCCTCGACGTCGTCTACAGCCACGAATGCGAGCTTCCAGACCGTCATTTCATCCCCGGGATGGACCTCAACAATGTTGCGATCATCCGCGCCCGCAAACAGGGCGATCAGCATGCCGGCGCCGTCATGTGGGGCCGGCAACAAACGTTCTTTCCAGACGGCATGCTATCGATGGCTGGATGGTCCAACTACGCCGATTGGCAGCGAAACTACTCAAAACTCTACACGTCACCTTTTATGTGGATAGAGCTTACCAACTACGCCGGCCAGTCTATGACTCTCCGACCCGAATATCTGCCGAAGGGGGGTGTCGTCACGATCGCCTGTCTGCGCCATTTCGCACCACCGTCGCCCCGCGTCGTATGCTGGGTGAAGGACTACCTGAAAGAGGGGCAAAACAGCGGGGGGCCACTTGATGGTAGCTACCTGGACTGTTCGATCTATTTCACAAATTTTCCCACATTCTCGATCACCAACAACGCCGGAATGGCGGCATTGGCGTCTCAGGCGCACTCGATCGCTTTCTCGCGGCAGTCCGCCGAGTGGGGGCAGCAAAAAGCCCTCGCCGGCAATCAGCTCGCCTACGATCAGGCCAGCCAGGCGATGGCGACGTCGACGACCACGACGAATCTCGGAAACGCGGCGCGCACAGCCCAGACGGACCTATCGAACGCTGCCAGGTCCCAGTCGACGGCGATCACCAACGATGCCGCCTGGTCGCAAACCAAGCTGAGCATGGCCAACACAGGGCTCGGCGTCGTCGGCAACCTCCTGCACGGCAACATCGGCGGCGCCATCTCGGGTGCCGCCGGCATCGCCACTGCCGGAATCTCCAACAACATCAATACTGACGCACGCAATGCGCAGACCGAGCTCGCCAATAGTACGGCAGCCGCGTCCACCGGCATCTCTAACCAGCTGGCGTCCCAAATCAACCAGGCCCAAAACCACCTCGCCGCCTATAATCGCGACACGAACCGGGCCTACGCCGACATGGTCGCCAAAGGCGACTATGCGAACACGATCGCCGGCATCAACGCCCGCGTACAGGACACGAGGCTCACGCAGCCGTCGACGTCGGGACAGATCGGCGGCGACGCTTTCATGCTGGCCACCGCCGGATGGGCGATCTGGCTGCGGATCCGCGGCCTTAACTCCGGCGCCGCCCACCGCGTCGCCCAGTATTTCGCGAGATACGGGTACGCCTGTAACCGCTACGTCGACATGGCGGCGTATCGGCTCGATCTTATGACGCATTTCACGTACTGGAAGCTCGCGGACGTGCACATCGAAGCGCCGGCGTGCCCGCAAATGTTCGTCGACGCGATCCGGGGCATTTTCGAGTCGGGCACGACCGTCTGGGGGGACCCTGAAGAAATACCGACCATGAAGATCTACGAAAACGGACCATACGAGGTGGTGCAGCTATGAAAGGCGCCGACGACGTCTACGACATGGTGACCGCGCGAGGACGCTTCAAAAGAAATGAGGCGATGGCCCGCACGGGCATGAATTTCAACATCTACTGGCGCACCCTACGGATGCTCGCCATGGCAAGATTCAAGTGGGAGGGATTGCCGGACACCGTCGACGAACGGTACGTAGAGATGACCCTCCACAAAAACGGTCTTGTGGTTTTCAGTCTCGATCCGCATTTCCGGATTTTCACGGCGCTGGCGGGCACCCCGAGCGGCGACCGCGACATCTACAACCGGCCGCTCTCCTACTACCTCAACGCAAACTCTAAGGTCAACCGACACGTCAAAAGCCGAGATTGCGTACCCATCTGGGCCAACGACATGCACGAGCCGGACAACGATGTCGTCACCGCCTACGCGGCGCGACTGTCGGAAATCGACCGCACTATCGATATTAACCTCGCCAATACGAGAAATCCCCTCATCCTCGCCGTCGAGCCGTCGGAGATGCTGACGGCCCAGAATTTCCAGCGCCAGCTCGTGGAGGGCCAGCCGGTCATCTACACGATCAAAACCAACGGGGGCGAGTCCATCGCCGAAAAAGTAGTCACCATCCCCAATCAGGTACACCCTCAGGTCGTCACCGAGAATCTCGCGGCACGTAGGGCTATCTGGAATGACGCGATGATGATGCTCGGCATTCAGGCAGCACCTCCAGGCAAGAAAGAGCGCATGGTCGCCGATGAGGCGAACTCGCTGGATGGGCAGACGATGGCTTTTCGCGGCATGGCGCTCTCTCAGCGCGAGCAAGCCTGTGAGAAGATCAACAGAAAGTACGGGCTGGACGTCTCTGTCTCGTGGCGGCTCACCGACGCCATGGTCGAGGGTTTCGTCGGCAACCTGGACGTCGCGAGCGAGATGGAGGTCTAATGGCGGCTGATTTCACCATGCTGCTCCGGGACGTCGTCGACGTCACCGGCGGCGACTGGGGGGTGGAGACATACCCGATCTTCGACGAGGCCTACCGGAAGCAGCTAAACCAGACCCTATACGAGATCTACTGCTACCGGGAAATAGGTTTCGAGACGATCGACATTTTCCGGCAACAGGTCGCCGCGAAAATGCGACTCGTCATGCCCTACTACAACCAGCTCTACGAGAGCACCCGGCTGCAGTACGATCCGCTCTCCGCGGTGGATATGACGACGTGGACCGACGCCAGTCAGTCCGGTAGTGGCAACCAGAAATCGACGTCGTCCAGCGAGTCCACGTCCTCCGGCGAGTCGACGTCGGCCGGCCGCGAGCACGCCTACCCCGGCAGCCCCATCTACAAAGAAGGCGATTACGCAACGACGGGCACAACATCGGAGGGGCGCACCGCCGGTAAAAACGGCCAAAAAGCAACCTCCGACGCCAGCCACTCGGACATGGCGGAGTCGCACGCCAGGTCGGGTCAGCGCGGCAGGATGACCTCCGGCGCCGCGCTCATTACGGAGTACCGCCAGGCGATGATCAACGTGGACCAGATGGTCGTCGCCGAGCTTGAACCTCTTTTTATGGGGATCGCCTCGTCCGGAGACGCACATGTCGGCTCCGATGCGACATATCCTTTCGGCCTGTGGTATCCTTGGTGGGGGAGGTAACAAATGCCGGTAGAAAATGTTCCGTTTTTCACAATTCAGGACACACCGCTGACGAATGTGACACCGTTCACATTCCGAGACGGTATCACCTACGTCGAAAAACTCGAACGCGTCGCTAGGAATTGTCAAAACCTGGTCGACGCCATCAACAAATGCATAAAAATATGCAATGAACTCGAAGCCAACGTCAATAAGACGGTCGCCCAACTGCGCGCCGAGACTGACCGTAAGATCCAGTACGCTATCGATGAGCTCTACAGGAAACTCGCCGCTCGCGGCGGGGAGAAGGTTTTCGTCACCGACCCCGTTGACGGCGTCGCCACCAAGACCCTGTCGGAGGCGCTCGCCAGCATGTACAGCAACCTCCGCACAGCGGCAAGATTCGCTATCGAAGCCGATAATATCGGCGCCACCGCCAAGCAGCTCGACGAAATCGGCTGGAAAGCCCGCGGTTGGGACCTCGACCCCGAGGCCACGACGCCTCACGCAGTACGGAAGGATATTTGATGAGCTCCACTGACAAAACCGAGGCGCTCGGCCTATCGCAGTTCCTCGATAACGACAAGCCGACCTGGCGCGGCGACTACAACGGCGACATGCGCAAGATCGATTTGCGCGCAGCCGAGGATACCACGAAATTCAATTCGATGGAGATCCGCATCAAAAAAGCGGAGGATACCGTCGCCGGTGACCACAAGGTCGTCGAGCAAATCGATCAGAAGATCGCCGACGCCGAAGGCCGCGCCAAGGCCGAGACGACCCGCCAGGTGAAATCCGCCTACGACGACCTCGGGCTAAAGGTCGCCAACCGCTACACGAAGGAAGAGTCCGACAGCAGGTACATACTGAAGAACGCCGCGGCGCCCGAGCTGTGCGCCGTCATCGTCGGCACCTCCAACGTCGTCCAGGGCAAGTGGCCGACACTCATGTGCCGCGCCATGGGCATCACCGAGAAGAACTTCGCCATCGGCGGCACGGGCATAGCACAGGGCGCCGACAATTTCCAGGTACAGATGAACCGCGCCATTGCCGACGGGAGTTTCTCAAACGACAACGTCAAATACGTTATCATCGCCGACTGCGGTAACGACGCGATGCAGGAAATCGACATCTACAACGGGCTCGTCACCTGCATCTCCGACGCCAAGAGGGCATTCAAAAATGCCAGGATTATCGTTTTCAGCGCCGTCTGGGCGTGGAGCAATCTCCACACCCTAACGAAATCGAAGAACGGCTTGGCGAACTGCCTGTCGGCCATGCAGGAGGTCTGTGGCAATTACGGCGCCGAATATGTCGGGACCGAATACTGGTGCCTTGGATACGCAAAGTACTTCACTGAGGGCCAAATCCACCTCAACAGCACCGGGGATATTCGATTCGCCACGCTCGCTGGCAACTACCTCCAGTATGGCAACGAGCCGATCCCCGTGTCGCAAAATTACAGGATCGGCCTGTCCGGGGGTGCGTCCCATTCCGACACGCCCCTGACGCTGCGCCTGTCCGGCGGTCTCGTCTCACTCTCCGGGATCATCACGGGCCAGTCGATCGCGACCGGCGCCGACCTCGGCATGGTCCCCGAGTGGGCGGCACCTCGCGCCACCGTCAACGGTAACGCGCGCGGCGGCGCGAGCGGCACCGAGGATATTCCGTTCCAGATTCACCCCAACCAACACCTGCAGACCTGGAAGGGATGGTCGGGGAACTTGAACATTAGCGCGACGTGGTCTACACTGTAGAGTACATTGTTGTTTTATAAACTCCGCCGCTCACGGACCTGAAATCCGTGGGCGGCGGTTTCACGTGAAACGGAGGCGCCGATGGCGTGGGATGCTAAAGCCAAGGCAGTCGCCATCAAGGCGATCGGCACTGTCGAGTCCGGCATGCGCTACGACGGCATCTACCATGTGGACCCGATCACGATCGGGATCGGCCAGTGGTTCGGCCCCCGCGCCTACGGGCTACTCAACCGCATCAAAAACGAGATGCCGGCCGAATTCGCCAAGCTTCCGACCCAGCTGCAATCGCTCGTCAACGCCAATAATATCAACTGGGCCACATACTATCTCCCCAACTACTGGGACGGCCAGGTCAAACCTGTGCTGCGCGCCGCCTACAAAGTCCAGCAAAAGCAGATGGCGGAGGACCTAGAGGCCTACGTGCAGGTCGCCGGCCGCTGCGGCATTGACAAAGACCAGCACACACAGGCGATGATCATGTTCTTCGTCGCCTATCACCAGTCCCCGAGACGCGCCCTCCGGATAGCGAACCAAATCGGGGGCGCCACACTCGACCGCTGGCATGCGGCACTCCTATCCGAGCCGGTACTCGGCAAATACCGCAACCGATACAACACAGCATATACCATCATCAAAAACATGGACTCCTCGGGCGTCGACGGTGTCGAGCCCGGCCCGGCGACGCCGGGCGGTCCGACACAGGGCGATGGCTCCGGCGGCAACCCCGGCGGCAATACCAACGCCCCTCAGCAGCAGGGGTCAAGCGCTGGGGTACTCTCTAGAATAGAAGCGGTCGGCAACGTCGCCATCGCACACATGGCCGACGGCAAAATCGTCCAATGCGCACCCAACGGCCAGGGCCAGTACATCGCCGGTCCGGGCGGCGCCGGCACCCCACCCCCGACCGACACGACGCCAGGCGGCCAAAACGGAGGCTCCGGCACCGGCGGCGGCGGAGGCCAGCTCGCCCCCGGCACCTCGGAGACCCGCCAGAAACTCGTATGGTGGATGGCGTCGCGGGAAAACAGATTCCGCTACTCGAACGGCGCCGGCCGACTCGACCCCGACAGATCCGGCGTCGGCGACTGCAGCTCGACCTGCCGGCGCGCCTACCTCGACGTCTGCGGTATCGACATTGGCGGCAACACCGTCGCACAGTCCGCCAGCGGTCACGGATCTTTCGTCATCAACTGGAACACCGCGAAATCTATTAGCGCGGCGCAATTGGCGCTCATGAAACCTGGTGACCTCGTCTTCTACGACTGGGGGTCCGGGCGCGTCGGCGTCGATCACGTGGAGATGTACGCCGGCGGCGACCTCACATGGGGGCACGGCGGCGGCCTCCACGGCGAAGTACCCGGCCCGCACAAGAATTCGCTGTCGAAATTCATCAGGGACACCCGAGGCATAGGGTGGTGCGTCAAGAGGTATCTCAATGACTAAGCAAACCCTCAACTACTATGATTTCGGCCCCATTCTCTCCTATAATGCACCGTGGACGATCGTCACGGGCGCCCGCGGCACCGGGAAAACCTACGGCGCCAAAAGAATAGCGCTACGCCGCTTCCTCGACAAGGGCTCCCAGTTTGTCTACCTTCGGCGCCACAAAGGCGAAAAGCACGCTTTCCAGACGTTCATGGCCGACATTGCCGAGCGTTTCCCCGACCACGATTTCACTGTGCGCCAAAACTCTCTCTGGGTCGAGGATGGCACCAAAACCGGCGCCCTTGTCGGCAGATGTACCGCCCTCACCCAAGCGCGCCAGGCCAAATCGATGAGCTTCCGCGAAGTCGGAACGCTCATATTCGATGAGTTCATCCTTGAAGAGGGGCTCACCCGGTATCTGCCGAGGGAGGCCGACATTTTCGAGGGCTTCTATTCGACGATCGATCGCTGGGACGACCGCGTCCAGGCCATCTTCCTCGCCAACGCAGCCTCGATCACCAACCCATATTTCATCAAATACGGCATTGTGCCGTCAAGCGAGTTCGAGACGTACCATGATGGATTCATCGCCGTCCACACCTCCGACGACGCCGTCTTCGCCGACCAGGTCGCCAAGACGAAATTCGGGCGCTTCCTGTCGTCCGTCGGCGGTGACAACGCGGACTATATGATGAAATCGCGCTTCGTAGACAACAACGGCGTCCTCATCGGCAAAAAACCGCACTACGCGGACTATGCCTGCACCGTCGTCACCGAGCTCGGCGAGTTCTCCCTGTGGATCGACCCGCGCCAGTCCGGGTGGTACTGTCAAGAAAAACTCCCCAAACATCAGCTACGTATCACAAGTGAAGTTAAGCTTGTCACCGAGAGTACGATGTACTGCTCCCCGCGCGATTCGTTCCTGGCGTCAGCCAGGCGCATGTATAATCGCGGAGAGCTCTATTTCGACAAGCCGCAGACTCGAAATTGCTTCATCCAGACCTTTAAGGGGGTGTGATGTGGATAGTTTTGTCGACGGATTGACGGGGCTCGGGCTTGGTGGTATCATCGCTCTCGCGGGGGTGGTGTGGAAAATAATGCCGAACTTGAGGCGAATCTCTCACTTCCTGGACGATCTCATGGGGGAGGCGGCACGCCCCGGCGTGCCCGCGTCCCCGGGGATCCTCGAACGTCTGGCCGACGTCGAAGCCAGGCTCGGGAAAGTGGAGGAAACACTGAAGGGATGTGATAAAAATCACAGCAGCGACAACTAGGGCCGCCATCGTAGCATGGATGGCCAAACACGAGGGCGCCTTCGGCTACACGAACGATTGGCGGCGCCGGGACCCCGAGAGGTACGGGTGGGGTGACTGTAGCTCCACCATAGCACAGGCCTACCTGCAATGCGCGGGCATCCAACTAGGGGAGCGTAGTTTCAACATCGCCGTCCAGGGCCGCAGCGTCGCCTACACGCACACGTGGCGCGACCTCGACCTCGACGCGCTCCGTCCCGCCGACGTCATCTGCATGGGATGGGCAACCGGGCCCTTCGCCGGACGCATCTCCCACGTCGAGCTCTACGCCGGCGGTGGGTACACGTGGGGGCACGGCGGCCCGGGCCGCGGCCCTCGATTCCACCGACTCTCTGACCCGAGCCTCACCGGGTCTGCGAGCATCATAGCCGTGAGGCGATTCATAGAGGACGATAGCGAGGAGGACGATTTGACCCCCGACCAGGCCAACAAGCTGGACTGGATCTACAGCAACCTTAAGGTGCCCGAGCAGAGCTTCGGGTACCCTCAGGCGACCCAGAATTCCCTCGGGGACTTGCAGGAGACCGTCAACAAGCTGACGGCCACCGTCGAGCAGCTGCGGGGATTCCTGGAGGTGCCGGGCTATGGTTTCGGATATCCGGCCGCCAGCCACCACGCACTTGAGGAAATCATTAACAAGCTGGACCATGATGGCAAGAAGAATGCCTAATTGTAGGTGTGCGGGATGCGGAGACCCCATCCCGCTCATCTGTATCACCAACGACCCTGACGTCGTACACTACCACCTCGACTGCCACAGATACATCTACGGAGGATAATGAGCACTCCCAAGCACCTCGACACCGGCGTCACCGACACCGGCACCCTCGCAGCATTCCAGGCCGCCAAGCACGCCGTCGCCGACGGTACCCCCGCCGCCGTCGGCGACATCGTTGACACGACCGGCACCGACCGGTGGCTCCCATGGCGCAAATGGGCCTACCGGGCCCTCGTCGGACTCATCCCCCTCGGCGTCGCTGCAGGCTGGGTCACCGGCGAGACCGCCGCCCTCATCGGCCCCGCCATCGCTGGCTTCCTCGGCGTCGGCCTCGCAGCCGCCAACACCAAGTGAAAGAAACCCCCGAGAGATTTACTCTCGGGGGTTTCCCGTGAAACATCCTTTCTATATATCCAGCTCCAGCTGCTCGGGCACGCCGCCGGCGACCTCGGCCTCGCGTCGGACTATCTCCACCTCCTCGGCAAGCACCTCCAACGGCGCCGACCACCACGACTCGGACGATTTCATCAGCCAGAAAACACATCGGTCGGCCACTAGCTGGCGCCACTCGGGCGCCAGACCCGCCAGCTCGCCCGCCAGCGGCACTCTCAGGAGCCAGTCGATCGCCTCCTCGCGGGAGCGGTGACGCTCGGCGCCGAGCCGCCGCAGAATATCGTGGGTCGGATTCCAGGGTTGCTGCGGGTCATCTAGGATCGGCGTCACTTGCACACCAGCCTGTAGTCGCGGGCCACGTCGATCAGCACTCGATCGCCGAGATCGTCGCAGCCGGCACACCAGGCGAGCCCGGCGTCGGCCAGCCAGTCACCGAGCCAGCCGCGCAGATGCGCGCTCGACCCAGCGGCCCGCTCAGGCGGTAGGTTCAGCGTCATGAGACGATCGCGATAGTCGACGGAGGCGGCAATCCGCGAGTCGACCCCGTCGTCGATCATGAGCCAGCCGACCCGGCCGCCCGTCCAGTGAGCCCAGATTGGCTCGTCGACCGCTTCGCCGACCAGGTCGGCCAGTTCCTCCAGCGCCTGTGCGAGGCGTATCTGCGTCATATGGGCCCTCCTAGCCATTATTGCCCTCCCTGATGATTCGCAGCCTCCCGTAGGAGAGGCGCACGAGAATGCTAGTTTCATAGGTTTCGTCGAGCACAGCCTCGGTCACGCCAGGCTCGGCCTCGATCGCCTCCGCCAGACGCTCCATACATCGGGCGTAGCGCTCGCGCAACGGCTCCGACAGGCTGGGGCGCCGGATCGCGGAGACGACAGCCCGTGAGACGCCGTCGACACAGGCCGTCAGGGCGAGCCTCATGCCGCCATACCAGAGATTTGACTCGGCGACCGTCAGGACTGTGGTGTAGGGCCCCGTCGTCTCCACCCGCACCGGCAGGGCACCCTCGGCGCCGACTTTCAGAGCGGCCAGCACAACCTCCGTCAGGAGCGAGGTGCGCAGCTCGGGCGCCACTTTCACAGGGCGGCCAGTCATAGCGTCGCCACCTGGGCCAGGGCGCCGCCCACCGAGACGACGCAGACGCCGGCGACCGCCCACAGCGGCACGAGCAGCCCGGCGCGGACCTGATCGCGCAGAGCCAGGGCGCAGACCCCGGCAGCCACCGCCGCCAGAATCTGCAGGACACACAGGGCCATGAGGAGAATGACGTCGGTGATCATGAGTCGGCCTCCCCCAGGTTGACGGACGCGAAGAAAGTCCTCGGCCATTCCGCGTCGAGCCATACGCTGTCGACGTCGGGGATCGCAGCGACGGCGCGGCCCACGCGCCCCACCTCCCGAGCATGCGCCTCAGAGGGGGCGCCTCCGAGCTCGAAAGTTTCAGAGTCGAAGACGACCAGGCGCACATCGGCGCCCTCCTCGCCAACCACCGACGTGACAACGATGAACAACCTCCCAGCGGGGGTGGCGAGGGTGATCCTATTGAAATCCTCGCCAGTCCACTCACAGGCCATCTCCACGCCCCCCATCGGGGTCTGGAATTCGGCCGTAAGAGTTTTGTGCAGGCCGGTCGCGACGCACTCTACCGCGGCGACGCCTCTGTTTTCATCCATCGGAGTGATCCTTTCTCTCGATCCGATACATCCAGTATAGCCTGAGGTGGACGCCACCGTCAAGCCAGAAAATGTGAAACACCCCACGCGAGAGTTGTCGAATACGAAAAGGCCCCCTCCCGGAGGAGGGGGCCGGCGGCCGGGCCTTAGAGGAGGGCGTCCTCAATGGCGCTGCGCAAGACGCTCACACAAGCGGTGCCGAGCTCGCCGTAGCGCTCCTGGTAGGAGATGAGCGCGGCCCCATCCTCGGTCTGGGCAACCCCGCGGGCGTCGAGCTCGTAGAGGGCCTCGAACCGGCCGGGGCGGACTTCCCACTCGATCGTGAAGCCGTCATTGCGGGGGTTGACGCTCAGGCCAGCCATCTGGTAGAGGGGCGTTCCTGCAAGGGTCTGGGCCCCCAGCGTGGACTCCATGACCTCTTCGGCGATCCTGGCATTCTTCGTGTAGCTCATTTTCGATCCTTTCGAGCCATCCCGAGGGCCTCTCCCTCGGTGATGTATCCAGTATAGCCCGAGGGTGGAGACGGAGTCAAGGGCGGGAGGAGTGATGTGGGACACATTCCTTGGAATGAGACGTGAGATATCATGTCTCACGAGGGGGTCTCGCACACGACGGCAGCCGCCAGGATCACGAGGATCGATTCTGAGAGCCTGACAGGCGGCCACCCAAGCGACCCTACCGGCGAGGGGGCGAGAGGACGCGAGAGGGGCCTTCCCGGGACGATTTTGGGCACGCCGGCAGGAGGGGCAGCCCATGAGGGTGAGAGGAGGCAGGAGGCCCCGGCGCCGAGGGAGCGTGAGGAGGATCACCCAATTTGTGCTACTCATGGTAGGATATAAAATGCGAGGGAGCTCACAGGTAGGATAGCTTGACACGAATGGATGAGATGGGGTATACGCGCGGGCGCCCGCGCCCCCGTTTCCCAA